AAATAAAATAATAAATATATTATTTATCGACCTCATGAAACACAAAAATGTCCCAAGAGAACACTAAATGGAAAGAAATAAATGCATAATTTTATGTAAGATATAAATGTTGTTAAATTTTGATTTGGTAGTATTTAGTTTAATTATGGTTACACGGACTAAACATGCATGTATTATTTGTGAATATCTATTACAAAACAAATTTATTGATGGTCACAATTATGAAAAAATATGTGGTTCTATTTGCCGTGAATCAAATTTTGACTTAGATTTTAATAAAAATTTATCAAAATATTTAATTATTTTTTGCCTCAATCTTAAAAAGAATAATCTTGCTTTAAGTATGGGGGAAATTAATTTATCCCGATTATGGATACTAGAACTAGGAGCCTTAATACAACCTAATTACCTTTTAGCATTGCAGTTTATTATTGACCATCAAACGCATACATTTCCATTTGCAAAAATTGAGATGTTATTTGATAAACATTTTTATTTTACTATTGAACCTTTACTATTCCAGAATCCTACTGATGAAGGTTATATTTTTTCTGTAGAATATCACTTAAGTCAATTATTCAATATTGTTAAAACTTTAGTTCCATTAATTGATTTTCCAAAAAAAATATCTGTAACATTCCCCCCTAATAATAAACTAAACTTCTACAAAGAATTTTTCAATTGTGAAATAATTTATAATTCACAAGAAAATAGGATTTCTTTTGGGATATCTAGATCTAAACTTACGGAAAAATTAACACCCATAAGTTTGTCTACAATTGAAGATAAAATTATACATTTTTTAGAACGTTCAAAAGCAATTCAAAAATCCGACAGTGAACTTAAGAATAAAATTAATTTTATTCTTAATCACTCTGGAAATGACTTGCCTGATGAAGATACAGTAGCTAATCAGCTAAATATGCATCCTCGCACCCTTAGAAGGAAGTTGAAAGCTGAAGGAGAAACATTTAGAAATTTAATTACTGGATATAAAATGAAAAAAGCAATCAACTTACTAACTATGACAAAGCTAAATTACAAGCAAATAGCTTATCAACTCGGCTTCAAAACTAGCACTAGTTTCAGCAAATCATTTAAAAGTTGGACAGGTTATTCACCACAGAAATTTCGCCATAGCAATTAATATTAAAGATATTTTCCAAAAAAATAACTATAAACAACAAGTATAAAGGAATACAATATTAATGATATAATTGGACCAAATATTAAGACAAGAATCCTATCAAATAAACTTAAATATGGATTATATTTTTGTGTTAAAAACCATATTAATGATAACACAATTGATACTATAAAAATAACAATATAAAAATACATTGCAAAAGAATAGAAACTCATACTTGACCTATACCTAAATTAACTCCACTAGCTAAATTTAATAAAAAATTTTAAAATTCAGCTACTTAATAGATTATATTCAATCTTTATAATTCAGAGTGGACAAATAGAGGTTTAAATAGGACACACATTAAAAATTTTAATATATAGATATTAATTCTACAATTTAATCATCTCAATAAAAAACTCCTAAGATAAAAGCCTGAAAGCTGTTAGATGCTGCTCTTAACTATAAGGCCGACCAAACTGAGATTATTGGGATTTCCTCAATAAAGATAGTATCAAAGCAATTAAATCTCGTACTTATTACTTGAAAAGTATCACAAATAAATAATTATCTTCCCAAAATTTAATAATTCTTTCTTATTTTAATTACCATTTAATATATGCTTATTTCCCTCCATTCATAATACCCTGTCCTTTAAAATTTATCCTAAATAAATAATACGATTATTTAAATTTTAAAAATATATTATATTATCACCCATTATAAATGATTGTATTATTCCTTAACCCTAAACTCATCCAACCAATACTCATCAATATTTTTAAATTCATCCATCCTTTTACCCAAAAACTCTTCTTCCTTAGTAGCTTTACGTATTAGCCCAAGTAACTCATAAGAAGAAGTAAAAACAAAGCATGCATTATTTTCAATGGGATACTTAAATACGACTTTTTGCTTATTAAATATTTTATTCACGGGTATCACATCTATCAAAACTTTAAAATATTATGATTATATTTTCTTATTATTCTTTATTCGGACAATTACTATATATAATAGGACAACTTAATTTTATTCATATCTGCATCTAACCCTCTTGATGAAGATATTCCCTTCTATAACGCATCTTAATCAGTTCATTTTCTGAACCTAGCGATTGCGCAATTGATTTTGTTAAAGCTGCTACACGACTGGTGGGTGATATTTATAAAGAAGGAATTAAATATAAAAAGTGCGGCGTAATACTTACAGGTCTGGAGCCAAAGTCTGGCCATACTTATGACTTATTAACCGACTTTGAACATATAGAGAAAAAAGAATGTTTAATGCAGGCTATGGATGGTATTCATAGCAAGTTTGGAAAGAAGAAATTAGGGGTCGGGCCTTGTTTTGTTCCCGGTCGGAACTGGTCGATGAGTAGAGATAAGTTGAGTAGAAATCCTTTTAGGTGGGATGAATTATTAATTATAAACAACTAAGATATAAATACTTTATCCATAAAAGGGGAAATAATGAATCACTTCATTAATGCATTAGAATCATCAATAAATACAGAAAATTGGTATTCAGTTTTGTTCATTTCACTAACTTTACCAGATATTTGTGGAAAGATTGATAATCCTGATGCTGGCTCACAACGTCGCACTATTTCATGGTTTGATCAATATCTAAAACCTATTTATACAAAAAAGATTGGGAGTGACAAAGAGGTACATACTTTTTTAAGTGGGTCTGATTTCTATGCTTTACGATGTGCTTACCTTCATGAGGGTAGTGATATTATAGCCACGCAAAAAGCTCAGAAAATTCTAGAGAGATTTAAATTTGTTCAACCTATATCAAATAAATCAATAATACATAAACTCCAAAAGGAAAAAACTCTTATGCTCCAAGTTAGTGAGTTTGGTAAAGAGATTCTAGAGGCTTTAAAGCAGTGGTCTCAAGACATCAAAAATGATCGAGTTAAATTAGAAAAAATTAACAACCTCTTAAATATTGAAATAATTGATTTTTCTAAGGGATTTTCATATTAATAAGATGCAATGCTCCTTTTAGAACGCATCATGATTACCTATATTAAGATAGTTATTGATCACAATGGCTATCTTAATTTAGGTAAATAAAGATTTAAGATTGGTTACTGCTAAATGATTATCTGAATTAGTCGTTATAGAAGATAAATGAATAAAAATCTATTTAAATGCAAAGAACTCATAACTATAAAAAATTGAGTATAAATTATATACTTAAAATAGATTTTGTTCTAAAAGTAAAAAATATGCGTACTAAAGACTTCGTACAGACAATAATTTTAATTTGTGTGTTTATTACAATTATATTATTTGGATTCATTTACTATTTATTGTTGAATGAGGCTCAAAATTCACTTATTAAGGATACACTTTCTTTAGTAGCAAGTTTTTTTGGAGGTATTAGTACATTAGCTGCTGCATATGTTGCTACCTTTTTATTCAATGATTGGAAAGTACAACAAAATTTTCTAAATAAACTCCAATTAATTAATAAAACTACTGAAGCGGCTGGAACCTTTTTAGCAAAAATATCAAAAGTTGTTGAATTTGTTGTACAAATAAAGCATGAAGCGAAAGATATCATGTTTGATGGTGATAAAGACGGTTTAAAAATGAAAAAAATTAATGAACTATATATCTTATTAAATAATGAAAAGATGGAATACGTTAGAAGTTTTCAAAATTTAGAATCACATATTTTTAGGTATGGAGTATCTTGGAAAGATCCCACCTTCCCTGAAATGCATAAAAAAATCCAATTAATGAACAATATATTGCAAGAGAGTTTCCAAAACTATGAATTAGCTACTCATGTAGTACCTATTTTTCAAATTAGTGATGAAATTTTACTCAAAACTAAACATATGATGAAATATATTCAATTAGAAATGCTCCCTATTTTAGATAAAAAGATGGCTCCTGATTCTGAAGAAGCCTAATTTTAAATACATAAGTTTGTTAATTAGCCCTCCTCAAAGAGCTTTGACGCAAATACCCACATTCACATTGTTATTGATCGTATGAGCTGTGCATCCTGATAATAGAATGCACAGTAATAAAACTCTAAACATCGATTGGTACCATGTCGACCGTTTGTCCCGCAAGCTCATGATGACAATCGGATAAGAATTGAATCTTGCCCTCGGTCATAAACAAGTGGCAACGGCTTGCCGGGTAATGGTCATTTACAAGTAATGAAGGCGTAAAGGTTGGCTTTTCAATATCACCGTTAAAATTCCAAACGCTGCCATTATGATGTGCAGCTTCTTTAACATGGAATGGATGTAAATACTTGCACCCGGGGCACTTAAACATATAAATGCCGCTGCTCCAATACTCAAGATATGGTGTGAGCTCAGTCACTGTTTCTGCCTGACTCATTTACATCGCCACTCGGTTGCTGATCCAGCCATAAAAAAACTGTTCTTGCGAGGGATTGCGTTCACAGATTTCGATATAACGTTGGCCTTGCATGATGTTGAGTACTCGCACTAAGACTTTCTCGCCTTCTTTGCCACGCTTGGCCAAATAGGTTTTTAGAGCTCTCAACGTTTCCGAGCCATAAACTCCATCAATCACAAGATCAGGAAAACCGGCTTTACCTTGATTATTCAGTAAGTTTAATGCACGTTGTAAAAGTGGTTTAGCAAATCCAGTACCACAATTAACGCCAGTGTCTAAAAGCTCTTCAGCAACTAACGAGCTAATTACATTTACCTGATCAAATCGTGGATCTATCCAGTACTGCTTTTTATAAATGGCTTTGGCTAAATCAAGCGGTAAATCTTTCATGTTGCCCTTAAAGCCGTTTGTACGTGCTACTGCTTCAGTAATGCCGTATTTAGTTGCACCTCCTCGATCTGCTGGATTATTTACATAACCGCCTTCGCGTTTAATGAGTTCTTCAAGATATTGTTCAATGTTCATTTTGCATTCCTATAAATATAAAAAAACCGCCCGAAGGCGGTACGTAATTAATAGCGCGATTATTTCAGAGCCAAAATAATCGCGATAATGATGAGTCCTACAACTAATCCAAAATTGGTTATTGCCTGTAACAGTCCTGCTCGATCAGCGCCTTTCTCGCTCATTTTTCCATCTACCTTTAATTCAGATTTTGATGTATGCTTATGCATATAGATATTTCTCCTTAACTTTCGCCGGTTGAGTTGAATTGAAGACCTCAGTGCGCCAACACTGGGGTTTTTGCTTTTTTGGAATAAAGTACATTTCTTACTTCCCATAGAATGAATAGACGAACTTTACCCCCACCCGTTTTTTTATATCAGGCGGAAGGACTTCCGCTGACTTTGTTAAAATATTGTTTCTGCTGGTTGACGCATTCTTCATACCTGTTTTCCTACCCGTAAAAATAGAACAGCCACCCGAATATGGTAGTTTCATAATATTGGTTGTTAATAGGTTTTCGTAGTAGTTAGAGGCTTGCACTGTCAACAGCAGATTTCCTTATCTCTTATACGTGTACATCTAAACAAAACCGCCCGAAGGCGGTATTAACTGTTTTCGATGTCACTTCTGGCTTTTTTAACTTCCTTGATTACTTCAATAATCGTTTTACCTTCCTGCTTATTGATAAAGTTAAATGTCCACCGGACCAAAGCCCAACCAGGAATACCACAAACAAAGAAGAATCCACCAAGTGCCATCATGCCCCAAACATCTGTAATCCATTCATGAAGCCCCCACTTCACAATGATGAATGAACCACCAGCCAAACTTGATACAACGGTACAAATGAGCCCCACTGCCCACTCTTGAGGTGAACGTGGCATGCGAGTCATCAATACAACTGCTGCAACTAAGGCAACCGCTAAGGTCACCATAATTGCTGCCCCATAAAATTTTAATAATGCTGTTAAACCGCTTGTAGAAACTGGTTCCATGCCTTTTTACTCCAGAAGTAGGCAAAAAAAAGCACCCGTTTGGGTGCTATGAATTAATTTAAATTAAGCTTCAGAAGTACTTTGAGTAATCTGATTTGAATAGTTCCAGACTGTGTTTTCCCAGACATCACGTGCAGCAACACGGATGTAATATGGTGTTGTTGGTTGTAACCCTCCAATTGTGGTTGTTAATTCTGTGCCGGTCCACGAAGGCGGCGTTTGTGTTGGATCAAAATTAGAAGTATTGCTGAGCCAAACAGCATAGTCTTTCAGATCCGGAACCTCACTAGGTACCCATGTCACTGTGACTGAATCAATAGTGGCAGAGGTATAAACATTTAGAAGTACTGGCGGTACAGGATTGCTAATACTTAATTCAGCAAAAGTACTGATCTGATCGCCGTTTTTACTAGCAACACGAATGGTATAAGCACGGCCTATACCATCCGTTTTAGCCTCTTCAATCGAATAGCTATAATCCGTATTGGTTGTATCCACCTCTCGAATCATTGCGCCATTCGACCAGACTTGCACACGGTAGCCATTTGCACCGGTTGAGCTTTGCCATTGAACTTTAAACGTAGTTCCTACAAACGGCGATTGAAGTGACAGCCCTTTCACACCTGCAGGACGTCCACCAGATAATGTATAGCTGAATGCCGTTACCTCATCTAATGTTTGCTCTTTTCGCTCTAAGCCATTAAAGCTAGTGAACTTCAAGAAGATCTGTTTACCCACCAGATTTTCATTGTAAGGATAATTAAAAATAGCCTTATCTAGTCGTACAAACGGCTCCCCTGCATTGTGATTTTGTGCATCGTCAAAACGGCCACGCAAAACATCACTCAACGTATAAAGCCCAGATCCGTTTAAAGTGGCCACTTGATAATTGAAATACTCGTCACCGACTTTACATAGTGTTTGGTCAACTTGAGCATCCTCTAAGGTTCCGCTAAAAATCTGGCTCACCGTATTAAGTTCAACTTGTAGCGCTGTGTCATCAGCATCAATCGCCGTAACTAATTGGCCATATCGTGCAGAGCCGTAAATAGTACCAATCATTTCATAAGTCGTATTATCAAGGCTGGCCCAAACGTTGCAGCCGCCCCAGTTAATACCACCAGACACCGCAACCCATACCTGATTTTTTCCGTCTGTTAGATCCAGCGGAGGCTCAAAAATAACAGGTGCATTCACATTACCCGGTTCTTCATTACCGCCTTGGTAACCGTTAGAGGCTTGAGAGTCATATTCAATTGCCGATCTTGAACCTATAGCTAGCTCTTCAGCGGTAATTGTTAACTCACCGAACTCATCTTCTTCAATACGTGTAATACGTACAGGGAATTGATTTAAACCCAAAGCTTCATCAGTAATAGTAACAATATCCATTGGTTCTAACCGGCAGTACTTCCACCCCAAAGTAAACTCATATTCGTTACGCACATAGAGCAAACGTTGTAAGCGAAGCTGTGCAGCATGACGGGCTATTTTAGGCTCACAGAAATAATGGTTTTCTACTGGATCTTCAGTACGCAAGCCAAACATCTCAATATTGGCTTGGTCCTTTGCTTCAGTCGTTTCCGTGTTGTACTGGTTATATCGATTAATGTATTCAATCTGAACGTGATTATAAGCATCTGTATCACGGCTACGACGTACTCGTACCGGTTCATCATCACCTATAAAATCATCATCAGTTAGGTGATAAACAGGTGTGAGATCCGGAATAAAAGTAACCCCATTACCAGTGATTGCGGAATCTCCAAAAGATCTAATTTTTAAACCGTCTGGACTTGGTACCACTGCACAATTTACAGCTTCTACAATTTCATTAATCGTTTCATATGCTGCACGTTGTTCGGTGAATGCTGGACTAATCAAGAGATTGGCTGCACGGCAATACGTGCGGAACTCTTCCAGATCGGCCATATTTAAATTAGGTGCAGCTCCATGACGTGGATGTGTAATAAAGTCTTCAATTACATCAGCCGGATTAGCATCATCAATGGTATCTGACAAAGTAATTGTACTAATCACTTCAAAGTTATGATTTGAAAGGCTTGCACTGTTTCCCATTTCATAATTGGCTGCAGCCACATACCCTAGATATGGATAATTAATTGCCTGATTCGGATGTTTTGAAACTAGCCACCCCCACGGCGGGTTATTATTTCCATCGAATAATTCAAACTTAAGCTGATCAATTGGATCTAAAACAATGGACCCTTCTTGCTTGGAAACAAATTGCTCCTTATCAACCCATATCAAGCCAATCTTCTTAATCTGATTTTCACACAAGCCAAGCATGAGAGACGCGCTATAACTAAATGTCGTGTTACTGGTTTTAGTGCTGCCACCCTTACCACCAGATTTAGTGACAGTTGTGTGAGGTGTTGCTATGAAATCACCGTACCAAAACATATTTGCAGCAACACGGGTTTTACCATACACAAGTGGCTGACAAAGCCCATAAGCTGATTGTTGAATCCGCATAGAGTTAATACGGGTATCAGTAGTACTAATCGTGGTACCGCCAAATAATCCACCCATTATTTTTTCAGCCTCTTCATACGAAAAAACCCGGCAATTCGCCGGGCTAAACTTCCTTTTGTTCCATCTTGGAGTATGACTCCTTGATGCATATAGCTATGAATGACCTGAGGCCACTCGATGACAATTGCACCATGACTAATGCACTTGCCGAATTCATATAAAACGATGTCACCCGGTTGCGGTGGCCCTTCTACTGGATCACAAACACCAAGAATGAGCTCTAAATAACGTTGTCCCATCTGGTGCATGTGCCAATCTGGCGGATATGGTCGCGGATCAAGGTGATCCATGAGCCCTACTTTCTCGTAGACTTCACAGATCAATGTTCCACAGTCGACACCTACGCCTTTTATACGACCTTGATGATGGTACGGTGTACCCAACCATGTAAGAGCCTCTTCAACCGCTTCAATATTCTTTTTCATACATTAAATATCCAATAGATTACTTACACGGCTTCGGGTAATGCCCCCTACGTGATATTTAAAATTGGTGTTATCAAACGGGTAGATTAAAGATCCTGAAAACTCTGTAGTACGGTGCACAGCTTCCATCGTTTTATCTTCAGCATTAATGGATTTACGCCAAATAACAAACTTTGCTTTCTTGTCAGATGTAGCGGTACTACCTGAAATACTTAAAGTCGGTGCTAACGCATCATAAAGTTGGTCATTGTTAAATGCCTCTTCAAGTTCAAACAACATTGCACCATTCTTATATGTATTGATTGGTGAAACATTAACAATCCAGAGATTTGAACCTAAATTTCTAACCGTTTGAGCTTGGCGTGAGTAAATATTTTTACCCTCGAAACTAGTACCATTTAGATCAATCCGTATAGAAATCGGAGTAGTCATTCTGGTTGGATCTATTGCGTTACTAATACCGTTAGTGTCCGAATCAATAAACAGATCTTTAAATTGAACAGCTACATAAGCTTTACCCTTAGCCATATAACTACCGATACGTTCTATTGAATTGGCTATAACATAGTATTCATTTACTTCATTATTGCCCGCTCGCCAGACATCACGACCATTAATTGCAGTATTGACCATCTGCATAAATGGCTCAAAGAAAGCAGTATCACCAGATCTATACAAGCTATGCCAGTGCATAAACTCGCTATAGAGTCCACCGGCGACAATTGCACGATCAATTTCAGAAGCTGAATAATTTAAAGCTGCCGTTTGATCTACAATTTGCCCAGCATTTACAGCATCCCAACCCCGACATGTAGAGGCTTGCATCATCATTTCTTGGCGACTAAGGCCAAAGTATTTGATATTGCCGTTATTACCTGCATACCCATAAGCTGAATTACGCATACCAAATAATTTTGGGATCAGCACATTCCAACCACCTTGAGCCCCATTAGTAAAAGATCCTGAAGTTAAATCAATTCCAGAAATTGCTTTGATATGGTTTAGTTGCTGTTCAGTATGTAGGTAAGTTTCAGAGAGGTTTGACGCCCCCATAACTTGATAAACCATGTCATAGCCAAACTCACCATTTGATTTATCAAATAGCTGCTGACCATGGTTAGGGTATTTCTCTACCTTAGTTTCACCAATGACAACATTAGGGAAATACTGCTGACCTAAACTGGTCCAAGTTTTTGCATTGTAGTCAGGAATAGTTTCTTGCACACCGGTGCGTGGATTAATCCACATATCGGAGCGCCAATACAAACCGAAACTGATACGGCCAGTATTGTGCACAGCCTTAATCGTCTCACCATAATTCTGATTTTCTACAGAGGTTATGCCATCTAGAGTTGAGGAAGTAGTCTCGCCGAATGCATGTAAAAAAGATGTGCATTGCACATTATGTTTAAATGCATACATCTCAGCTAATGCATAGTGACGATCAATCAAACGGTCGGTGTTATGACAGACAATAGCAATATGGCCATTAAAAATGGGGCAAATTGATGCCCCAAGTGTATTAGCTGAAAAAAAGGAAATGTCCATAATTAGATCACCACTTTAACAAATCCATTTTCGTCCACATAAGTGTCTCCGACGGGTAGACCTTCTGGCGAACGTGGCCATGCCCCTCTGATATTTCCAACAATCAATTCATCGGCTGTTATGGTTCCAAGCGTTGCATCACTACCTTGAACGACAACATTTTCTGGCAAAGGACCACCGCCACCCTCAGCAGTACCCGCAAGTTTTAAGCCGCTAATGCGAGTAATAGTATCGACGGGCTCAATATAATCTAATAAGACATCACCCTCATAAGCCGCCAGCTGTGCATATAAAGATGGATCTGTATTAGGGCGACATATATCAAATGCTAGCCAAGTTCCCCCTTCGGGAATCGTTATGGTTTTTGGTAATGTTCCTGTTTGATAACTTCCATACATCAAAGTAGCATTACTTGCTGCATTCAGAACCGAGTAGTAGCCGCTTGTAGTAATGCCAAATCCACCAAACGTATATGTCTTGCCTGCCACTACCGGAATCTTGATATATTTCCAACCTGCGCCAGCGGAAATTGTCCCAGTGTTATTTACGTAGTAATCATTAATAATGTACTCAGTGCGGGCTAAATTTAATGAAGTCTCCACAGTAAAGTCATTCTGCTTGACCACCTCACTAGAATTAATGACTGAGTCAATGACAGCATTACAGTATGGCAAAGCAACAAGTGTCGGATTATTGGATAATCTGACATAAGCTGCATTCGCAGGAACTACAGCCGTTCTTACAGTTACTCCACCATTACCCACAATGGGACTAATAAAATTAAAACTTGAATCATAAAAAGATAAGACTGATACAGCTGAGCTTCCAGCAGATACATAACTAAGATTTTGACCAGCCTTTACTGGCTTAAAATAAGTGGTTTGATAACTTGATGCTGTAAATACCCCAGAACTACTAATGTGACCGGTAATAGAAAAATTAAAAGCTACAGCTAAAGGTGCTGGTCCACCGCTCTCCGTTCCTTGCAATTGACGCTGATAAACTTCATATAGTTCCCCTAATCGCCAGCCTGTCGCTATTCTAATCAATAACTGGCCCTGTTCGGCCAATACACCAAATACGGTACCGCTGGCGCTTACAAGGTAGCAGTCCTTTTCTTTTGGTGAGGCTGGTGCAGCCGTTTGCGGAGTAGCTCCCCCTTTGTAATTTAAAGAAGGATCGTAAGTTTTAACCACAGTAGCTGGGCTGGTGGCAAGTGGTTGGACTTGAGCGGTTAATGTACTGATATCCGTTTCTTTCTCACGGGCATTTTGTAGAAACTTCGCTAGGTTTGTCTTGAATTGCTGCTCAGAAACGGTATTGCCAATTAAATCATTATCGGCTGGAACTGGTGTGGCCATCTCGGTAACCCCATAAAAAGCCCTACTTAATGCAGGGCTTTTGGTTAAAGATTAATTTGTTTAAATTGATGTTTCAGGTACTGGTACAAATGGTGCACCACGAAAACGGGAACGGTTATTAAATCGATTCGTACAAGTATCGAGCCGTTTATCACAACCCGGATAAACGCGAATGGCTTCACCAATTGCTGGCATATCCAAGAGTGGCAAAGTCAAAATTAAAGCACCCGATTCATGCAAACGGACTGTACGTTTAATACCAACATTAGCGCCCTCTAAAAACTCCACAACTCCTTGAGTAAACCAACCTTGTGGCTGACTTAAATCACAAAGGATTCGATTAAGTGTGCTATTCGGTCCAATTGCCGTATTCACGGCAAAATCCACACTAAGTAGACCACATGCACTATCAAACAAGGTATTTAAACAACCTGGTGTGTACAAATTTCTCGGCATTTGAAGTTTTAAGTCATCCACTTCTGAAACCACACTGGCGTTAATTTCATAACGATCGAGCTCAGGCTCAACAATACGCCCTTCAAATAAAACCAAAGTTCCAGCACTTGTATCTGTTGGTGTGTACATATCCATAAAAATTCGTTCTAACTTAAAACGAGCGCCATCTAAAACACCGTTATGAAATGCCTGAGCTACAGGCACGTCACCGAATTTAGTGCTTTCATTGGTTTCAATTTTGATAGACAAGTTATCTACTTCAATGCCTAATGACAAACTAGTACCTTCGCGACTAATGATGGGACCATCAGCGCGAAATTCCTTGCCTTGTACCGTCAAATTGACGTCATAGCTGGTATAGCAATATTCAATGCCCTGTATAGTTGTGATGGTGAATAGATCGGCCATAATAAACTGATCAGCATCTAACAAGGCTATTAATTGAGGTGATGCTTGTCTCATATCTTAGTTCCTAAGGATCCGATTAACTCAACTTTTCCGGCTTTCCAAAGCTTGTGCATGAAGTTAACGTACTGTTGAGTATCATCTTTAAAGCGGCATCGATAATAGTAAGTACCCTTAATATTGAGCTCGACACCAGCTTCGATAGGTTGAGAAAGAATGTATTTACCATCTGCTGTAATTTGCGCTGTAGCTGTATTCCACATACGTTTAGATGTATTTGCATCCCACATGGATTTAACTGGTGTTTGGTTCCACATGTTAGGATCAACTGCCTGTACAATTTGCTCTTCTGTATTACCGAGTGGTAAATGCGTGTCATACATCATCTTGTAAAGCTGGTAAGTAGTTGTGACACCATCACCTACAAACGAACAATCAAACTGGTTATCGTCTGGTAACTTATAAAGAAATGAATCAAATGCCCCGCGACGTTCTAAATAAAACCCTTGTAGCTGCTGCAATTCTTTTCTCCCCTTATTTTCACGCAAAAATGCGTAAGACAACGAGATTTCATATTTGGGTGAGGCCTGAAAACTCGCTCGGAGTTCTCGGCCATTAATTGAAGTCATGATCTTGGTGTTAAACATGGGAGTAATTGAAGTATCCCACTCAAGACCGGGTAATTCTGGAAATAATACGTTTGACACTTAGGCCTCCTTATTTACCAAAACCACGGTGATAGCCCTTCAAGCTTTCAGCAACGGCTCTACTGTTTTTCTTTAACCAACGATCTGCACCTTTGGTATCAAGGAAACCAAGATTAATAACCGGCCCAGCTCCTCCGCCTTCTGCAGCCGCAGCTGCTCCAAAACTTGCACCACTACGCATAGCTTTGCCCATTTCACGAATGGTATTTGCATGTTGTGAAGGTAAAACCATTTCGTCTTCATGTAGCTGGGTAACAGGATTCACACCGGATGGAATGTCGTAACCGCCTCGAGCAGATTTGATCTTTCCAGCTAGACCAGCAACTAAACCGAACGCAGCAGCACCGGCACCGACGGCGAGAATTGGACCAATGTATGGAATGGCAACCATTGCTTTAAATGCACCCGCCATGGCTTCCCATGCAGACATCATGATTCCTTTGATAGCTTCAGCTGCTTTTAAGCCCAATCGAGCTAAACCACCCGCAGCAGTAACACTGGTACGAGTTGCTTCACCTGCAATTGTTGCCCCTGTTTGTGCAGCTTGGCCAGAAGCTTCAGCCGCTGTTTCAGCGCCAACAAAACCGAGCTTACGTGCTAACTTAATCGCTTGGATTCTCAGCCAGCCTTGGAGCTCTTTAGTAGCCGATTGCAATGCAAATGCGCCCATATCAGCTAGCACCGCTTTAGTTGCATTACTCCAAGTCAAGGTTCCATTCATAAGTGATTGAATGCCCTGATCCCAAAGGTTTGCAAGCCGAGAAGTGAACCCACCAAACTTAGCCTCAAAGTCTTTCATTTCAGCATCACTAATTAAGCCCATAGACTTAGTGTCAGAAACTTTCTGGTCTGTCTCTAAATCAGACATATTGTTTGTGATTTGGTTTTGATTGCCCTGTTTGCCAGTGACGCCCGTCATCTCTTCTTCAAGGGCCAAACGCTCCCTAAGCCCTTTCAACTTAATATCTCGAAGCTTATCTTCCTGCTGTTTCTCAAGTTGAACTTTTTGAACATTTGAGATTTTCTTGGCATCAAACTCAGCTTGAATTCGCGCCATCTCAATCTCATACATTCGTTGTGCTTGCTGTTGATAATTGTCGATCTGTTCTTCACGAGCTTTTTTATATTCCTCAAACTCTTTTAAACGGATAGCAATAATCTTGTCTGAAGCATCCTTTTCGGCTTTGACTTTAGCAGCGGCTTTTTCATCGGCAGTCATCTTAGATTTTTCAATCTCATCTAATGCCTTTTTGAGATCCATCGCTATTTTTTGCTCTTCAGTAGCATATTTATAGCGAATATCAGCTAATGCCTTAGCAGCTTGCTCAGCTTGACGTACAGCATCGGATTTGCCTTGCTTAGCCTTATCTGACTTACCGCCCTCTGGATTTAGTGCCTTATTCTGGCCAATACCCGAAGTGACACCACCGCTTCCACCTCTACTACCTAGTTGAGCTTTCTGGATATCAATAGTCGCTTTAGTTAAACGGTCAAAAGATGAAGTTCCACTAAATATATTAGATGCCGAATTAATAGCGGCTTTAGTATTCCCAGCAATATCAACCACAGTATCTTTAGTTTCAGTCCAGATCGACTTTACACCACTTGCCAGAGCTTTACCTTTAGCCAAAATTCCATCAGCATTTACAAAGTTTACAGCAGTACTTCCGATGGTTCTGAGATTACTCATTACACCAGACATTAATCGTACAAGGTTTTGCAAACCAGTGCCAAGGCCAACAATAACAACTGCCACACCTTTTGCAACTGAGCCTAATGTCTGAATAACTCCCGCAAATGCACCACCTTTTGTAGCACCATTCATAAAATGACTAATAACACCACTTAAAGCAGGCATGACAGCTTGAGCTAGCTGATTTTTTAAACCTGTGTACTGCATTTGAAGTACTTCGGTTTGCGCCTTTAATTCAATGGATTTTTGAATTGCCTCTTCACCAGTAATAATCCCAGCTTCTTCCATCGCAGACTGGTATTCTTTCCAAAGCTTACCGCCATCTTGCAAAATTGGAATTAAACCTGTGAGGTCCGAACCCATACTTTCAAGATAGAAAGACATTTGCTGCTGGTTAACCCCAGCATCTTCCAACTTATCTACATAAGTTTGTAAGGCTTCAACACCATCCATTTTGGACATTTCTTCGGCAAGCTTTTTAGCACCTTCGGCACCCGATTCTGTTTTAACGGCAATTTGCTCAAAAAAGTCTTTAGCTCCTCCAGAACCAACTGAAGCAAACTCTCCAATCTTTTCATTGAAGTCTTTCATCATGTCTGAAAGTTTATCTTGGGAAAAACCTAAAGTTTGTGCCGCGCCAGATAATCCCTGAAATGACTTTATTGAAGTATTTGCTAAAGCTGAAAACCTTGCAAGTTCAACATTATTATTGGCTACCTCTATTGCCAGTGTACCCAAACCTGCTGCCGCTACACCTACTCCACCTACAGCTAAACCAGCAACCGCTCCAGCAGCAACCAATGCTCCACCACGTAATACATTTAGTTTGGATGTTAGACCTTCAAAAGCCGATCCTATTCTTGAGCCTCCAAAGGCTTCGCTTAATTGATTGCTAAAACCTTCTGAAATAGATTTAGAAACATCATCGAATTGCCGCTTAATACCAGTCAGATCAAACTTAAAATTAATACCTTTGGTTGTACTTTCAATTTGCTTGGCGGAGGCTGAAACAATTTTTTCTGCATCATCCATGCCCTTTTTTAGCTCGGATGTTTTCGCACCCACATGTACTTCTACGCGATTGTTACTTGCCATACGAACCCCTTAGGCATAAAAAAACCACCCGAAGGTGGTCATGCATTGTTTAGGAAATTTATTTAGAAGAACTTCTGCTTTTTATACATTCTTCATAAATCATAGAGGAGTAAGTTTCCTTATATGACTTTCTTTCACTGCTATACATCGTTAATGGAATATGGTCATAAATACTATCTATTAACTTCTTATTTATATCAGCAGATTCTTTATCGCTAGCATGTTGGTCAATAAAACCATATTGCTGTTCTCTGCTTTGACCATTGAAATAATTATCTAGATACAAAATTGTGGTATCCCTAAATACCCCACACTTTTCCTCCAAAGTCATTTTTTCAAGTGATTTTGCTTGAACAGAACTTATCAAAGTAAAAATAAGTGCAAATAGATAAAGTTTTTTCATTAAGGTTCTCTTGGGTTTAGTCTATTAATAAATCATTTTCAATTTCAGGAAGCAGTACACACCTACAATTTGGCTCGTAACTCCCCCAATGACCAACGATTAAATCTAAATCACTCTTTAAATTAAAAACTTTGTTATTTAATTCTTTGCAATTGTTAGGCGCTTGCTCAAAGTTGCCATAACTAAAACTTATATTTTTTACTCCCATGTTTAAGAAGGAAAAAATATTAAAAAGTACTAAATTTCTAGATATAAACCATTCTAGATAAATTTTATCTACTCTCAGCCTTTGAATATCGCATATTGGATCCGCAGTAGAAACATCAATAAATTTCAGAAATATCTTATTAGAAATTTCTTCATGTTTTCTTAGCCATTTAGATAAATTTTCAAGGAATGGTATCACTGCTTCATTTTTAATTTTGAAATCATCGATTGTGAAAATAGAACCATTAGTGGATGCCCCTAATATGTCTTGTGTATTAGGTTTAAATTCAGAACAAATCAACCCCCGCTCTGCAGAGCTGAATGTTGATTGCCACCAATCAGTAAGATCTATATTGAATAGCCCTATATATTTATTAGATTCATAATTTTTCTTTTCAAAAAGTTTTTTTATAAAGTCCATCAAGTCACCAACTGTCCTAAAGTAAAAGTAATTTAACAAGTTGGATGCTTTTTGTCATACCTAGTTAAATTAGGGCAGCCTTAACCACCCTGAGGGAAACTCTCTAAAACTTCTAGCATATCGTCTTCATCTTCATCTGAAACAGTGATTGCTGGGTCTGTCTCTTCAATTCCCGCGAATGCTTCTAGGATGCGACAAAGGCGTTGTATTCCGATATGTGCGGGAGGGTTAATTTGCTGATACGCACTTAATGCTCTTAATCTAGGCAGATCCATTTCATTACGTACATAGTCGTAATCTTTGCCCATGGTCAGCACTAAATGCGTGTACAGCTCCTCCCAGTTTATTCCCCCGATGATTCACCTGCAGGTTTAGCTGCACCTGTATATTCCAAGCCTGAGGTCTTAGTTACGAGTGATAAGACCTCTTCCATGTTAGCCATATCTAAGAGCTCATCAGAAACATATTCACGGGTAATATTTGGATAATTCCGCTTTAAACAAATATGGGCCATGTCTACAATTACGGACACAGGGACATCATTAGAGCTTAACTGTTCTTGGAAACGCTCAAGTGTACCCAATGGTGCCGGAGCAAAAATCCAAGTCTGACCAGCAATTTCTTTACTATTACCACGTGGGTTATCAACTTGCTTAAATTGCATCTGGCATTACTCCGATAAATCGATTTTGAAAACACGGTTAAGATCATCAGCCATAGGCTGGAATTCAAACTCAGGAATGTCGTAATCGTCCTGTTTTGAACTGAACCCAAGCTTGTTACTTGTACAACGGTAGAAAGTCATGTGCATGAATTTGCCCTTGTAATCACGTTGCAGATCCAATGCAAACTCAGGTGTATAACCCATGTCTAAGTTGGACACGGTAATTGACTTACCACCTGCAACTGTTGCCGAATATCGGAAGCTAATAAAAACTATCTTCCCAACATCGGCAGTAGCAAATGTGTAGGCACCTGTCGCGTTATCCACGCTGTATTGCCCTGCCGTTGGTGCTGAGGCTACGCGCTTCAGTGGAATAGCCTTCCCATCTGTAACACCTAAGTCTTTAACAAAAGTGCCAGCATTTGGAACTACGGGTGTAACCAAGCCGCCAGTTTGAATAGTTTCACCATTAATGGTTTGAGATACTGTCTCAATCCCACCTTCAGCAACTACACCACCAAAAAAAATCGAATTTAACAAAGTTCCGTTGATACGTCCGAAAGATGCTTTACCTTTAATTGAACCTTTACCACGTGCAGCATCAACGGCGAACTGCCCACGGCCAAAGAGTTCTTTTAAATCGAAACTAATATCGACACCTACCGACTGCAAAACCCCCACTTCAACGGGTGTGGGATTGCTAATCGGTTGCCCATAGACATCTTGAATCGGTGTAGCAAAGATCTTGCCGGCACCAAATAAATATTGAGCCATTTATTTTGACCTCTCTAAAAATGACAAAACCGCCATCCAGGCGGTCATAAAATGAATGTTTTGTTAGTTGGTTGTGAGGATCCGGATAGGGATAATTGCAATCGCCTGATCATCCAGCATGTTTTCTACTGCTTCATATACTTCTACTGTACCCTCGATCCAGCAGTGCTCTACCAAACCACCTAGGGCTTGACACTCATTAAAATCTGGATGGTCGGGTTTAATAGCTTCACGTACACGATCGATAAAAACATTCATCTGTGAAGATGGAGGCTTTGCAGTATCCGACTCATGGATATAGAGATAAACCTCTGCGGCAAGCTCAACTTTTGAATCTAAACCATGTACCGGAACTTCCTGTTGATTACCCTGTGTAATAAACATGGCTGGTCGCTGTTCTGGCGTTACATGGTTAAAGTGACGTAAACGGCGACTGACTGTAACTAGCCCTTCTACCCTTGTACTTAACTGCTCAAACAACGCTTGATAGATTGCTTCGCTATCCACCTGCTAAACCTCGCTGAATTGCCGCATCAATATTTTTTGGCACAATCTTGGCCACCATATCTAATGAATCACGCATGAATCGTAATTCCCTAAATCTGACGTTTCTTGAATGAGCCTTAATATTGACTTGTACTGGTGATATAGGTCGGCCAAAAGCTTGTTTAATTGTCCTAAGATGAGCCTTAACCCCCATCGAACCATTTAAGCCAAACTCATGAGCAAAAGCGTAAGGAACCAAAGCACCACCAGCTCCCACCGTTCCCTCTATCGAATCCTTATCCTCATCCACTTTAGATGAAACGGATCCACGTAAGCGGCCAGACTGAACATTCAGTCTTTGGCCACTCAGCATATCTTCCTGAATCGTTCGCTGTAAGCGTAAAGTAAGTGCGTTTATCGTGCGTCTTATTTCAAACCTAACGCGATCATTCATCTCATCAAAGTTGACTTGGCTATCAACACGATAATCGCTCATAGCTTAATTACTCTTTAGCGGAGGTCGCCGATTTCTTTGGCTCAACCGCTTCGACATAACGCTCAAAACCTAAGGGTTTTAAAATATGGATAATGTCATCCTCAGCTTCTAAAACGCCGTTTTTGATATCTAGGTTTTTCCCAGCAATAACGATTTTGGTTGGCTTGTAACCTTCTGGTGCCTGATATTTAAAAGGCATGGGTATCTCCTATACGACAAAAGCACCAACGCCTAAACGGTTAGGGTTTGTGCCTTCATCATCGAGTGGAATGGAATTTTTTAACGCAAGGTAGCGCTGGCCATACATGCTGAGATCATAGAAAGCTTCTTTCGATGATCGAGAATAACTCACACTTTGGCCCGCGATTGTCATGCTCGAGGCGTTACTAAAAGCGGCACCATTGCCGCTTGCTGTACCAACTTTAAGAATATGTGCTGCATATAGACCTACAGCACGTTCCTTTAATGCCCCGAACTCAATTTGAGACACGACCAAATCTGCTTCTTCTAAAGCATCTTGAATTCTTGCATCTGGCAAAGACATTAAACTCGAATCAGTCGAGAACTTTTCGCGAAACGTTTGTACGTCCATATGTTCACCTTATTCCTTAGCTTGAGCTAACTTAGCTTGTAATTGTTCTAGTGTTTCATCATCACTGAACGTTACTTCAAGCGCTGCTAGTTCAGCTTTCACTGCAGCCAAAGCTGCTTCATCTGCTGCCTTGGCTGCGTCACTGGCTGCATCTGTTTGCTTGCCACCTTTGCCGCCACGTCCACCGGTCTTACCTTTAGGCTCATCATCAGGAATTTCCTGAATATCAAGTTCACCCTTTTTAACGAGTGACTTAAAGGCTTTCCCTTTAGAAATGCGTGTGAAATCCTCGGTACTGACTTCTACTGTTTGACTTTTACCAACCTGAATCCCGTCAAAAGAAAAAGCGGCCTGAGAGCCGCTATAAGTAATTTCTGGCATGTTTAGTTTTCCTTATTCAACATCGTAGTAGCGGAGAGAGTCGACACGTTTTAAATAGACACCTTCATACATATAGTGCCCTGGTGTACGCATCACATAATTGATAGGTTGAGCTGCCAAGAATTCCAGCTCATTACAACGGAAAGTAATACAGCTTGGATCACGGCGATAAATAATGCTACGGTCTGTACCACCTTCACCTTTTCCTTCCAATGTGCTTTCAGAAGTAAACGTTAGTGTCTTACCTTGCATTGCAAAAGTATTCTTTTCCTTAATGTATTCTAAGAAGGTTTTACCTGCTGAGTCCGGAACAATACGGCTTGCGAGAGTCGTGAACTTATTCTCAGGCATCACGAAAGTATCTGGCTGAACACTGCTATCAAACTTAGATGCATTGGTAGCGCCTTTGATTGCCTTGTTAATGTCCGCAAGAACGGCTTCAACTGTAGCTGTTGCATAATCAATAGTGGAAGTAATGACCTCTACACCGGTTTGATTATAGAAACCAAGTAAACCCGTTTCAGGTTCACCAAACCATGCCACATCACTCATATGGTTTTCATAAGCCAGGCGAGCAGCTGCAACTTTGTCAGTCGTAAGCTGAATACCTGCTTTTAATGCTGCTGCAGCATCAAAGATACTAATTTCATAACCAATAACACCTGGTTGTACGGTGAGTTTCACTTCGTCATACACCACTTCAGCAAGTGGCACATCATTGCCTGTACCAGAGAAGCGCTTTCCACGTCCTACACCTTTCTTACGCTGTAAGACACTTGCGGATCCCATTACTGCGCCGTCTAATGACTCAATAGGCAAATATTTTGCATAGGCTTGAGCTTCGGCAAGCTGTGGTGTCATTTCATCAATTGATTCAAGTTTTAAGAGTAACTTGGCAAAGTTATCTAAATTGAATGCATCGCCTACAGCAGCTTGAACACCATGGGCTACAGCAGTTAAGCGAATTTTCATCCGTTCTAATTGTTTTGACATTATTTACGCTCCACGTAATCGAAGAATTGCTAAGCCATCTGGACCTGTGATGGTTTCCCAAGAAGCATTAGGCAGCTCGGTTGAATCCAATGCTGCAGATGAAAGAGATCCAAGTGGCGCTTGTGCTGTTGGGTTTGCGGTACGGACATAAACCTTTGCTTTGATGTCAGTTACTGGTGCCGTAGGTTTTACCCAAATAGACCCAATCTGCATGATGGGTGCACAGTCTTTGGCTTGATAAGCTTCTTTGCCTAAGGCGTTTTTTCCTGATTTACCAACATGCTGAAAAACTACTACACCAAACTTTGTGTTAGTTGCACCAGTTATCGCAGAGACGGTTTTACTATCTGCAGACTGTACCGCTACTTCCCCATCACTTAAGGCAGTATTGCCCGCGACTGCTAAAGATAAGATTTCTTCGGGCATGTGCAAACGTGCACGCATACCCGGAATAGCTTGAGGTGTTAATGACATTCTCTTTTCTCCAGATACTTAGAAGCTTTGTTTCCAAGCTTCTTTTTTGTTGTTGGTTTTGTTTTCATCTCCTTGAGGCTTACCATCACCAGCATTGACTTGCTGTTGTTGGTTAAGTGCATCACCTACAGGATTTGATGGTTGTGTACCTTTCACAGCTGACAATGCGCGGAATACTGTATCGATCTGATCAGGTTTTGCATCGCCCACAGCAACACTTCCCAACACTGCACCCACTAAGGCATCACCCGCTTTAGCCGCAATCACATCACGCTTGATTTGCTCACATGTGCAGCCTTCAGTTTTAACTGTTGGAACCAATGCTTTAGCGTCAGCAATCACAGCAGCACGTTCGGTAGCCGCTTGTTCGAGCTTTTCTGGTGTCATTTGGTTCTTTTCCAGATCACCGACTTTTTGCTCAAGAGTGGTTTTATCGGTATGCAATTGATCTACAACCGCCTGAACTGCGCTTAGTTCATCACCGATAGAAAATTGCTTATCACCGACTTTAAGTTTTGCAGCCTTCAAGTTTTCAAGCTGATCTTGTTGCTGCTTTAATGCATCCGCCAAGGGCTTATTATCGCCAATGTCAAAACGAATACCGTTTACACTTACTTCCATTGTTTTCCCCTTTGGAGTTTGCTTTTCGTCACCTATGCGGCAATCACCACCACAACGCCCGTATTTAACGAGTGCAACGTGATTGCCAATAAAATTGATAAATTTTGCTTGGTACACTGTGCCGTCTGGCGCCGTGCCCTGCTCTAAAACTAATGTGGCTCCATAACCGAGCGACATTTCTAATCGCTCGTTGTTCTGGATTAAATCAATGCTGTCCTTATCTTTAATGAGCAAATCGCCCACTAGATATTCGCCTTCTTGGCGGACGTTCTCACAATAGCCAATGTGGTAGTCCTTCCAGTTAGCAGCATTAATTTCATTCTTAGGTGGGTGATAATCCGTAGCGTCTGCACCATCCCAACTTTTGATAGTTTCTGGTTTAAAAAGCTCTTCAGCCGAGGTATAGACATTAATCGTCTGATCTGCTGAAAAGCCTTCTAAATTTGGAAACTCATACGCATAGTACTGGCGTACCTGAGGTGCTTTACCCAAGCGAACGTTTACGCATTTCAAATAACCTTCCGGTGTAAATGAACGTGTGGATTCACTTGGCGCAAAGTCACCTACCTTGAAGAAGTAATTGTTTTTCATAAATTGCGCTCAATAAAAAAGAGCCATATTGGCTCTTTAAATACTTTGAAAAAAACTCACCGAAGTGGGTTAAATTTAATCTGTACAACTCTTAAAATTAAAAAGTAATGTTGTCTTATCTTGAGTACTTGAAAAACTATAACTTACATCACTTGTATTAAAATCAATTCCATCTTTACTAAATTTACGACAACTGAGGTTTCCCCACATATCCTCATAACATATAGAATATATTTTCGGACTTACTTCTTCTTCTTTAAGTAAATAGTTTCCAAAAGTTTCTCTGCACAAAGTATTTGATATGCCAGATAGAAGTGACAATTCAACCTGATTTGTTGGTCCTACCATCCCAATCCATTGATGAATTTTAAAGCTTATATCAGAAAATTTAATATTATTAATTGTGAGCTTATCTAAATTGAAATTTTCCACATCCCGAATATTTATTTTTAAAGCTTTAGAAACTGCTAAATCTTCAAAAAATTTCTTTTTATCAATAACATCCTTTAAGTATTTTTTAGAAGTATTTAAATAATAATAACCTTTTCCCGATATACAAAACACAGAAATCTTAGGAGCATGAAGGAACTTATCATCGTATTTTTCGTATCTTTCCAATTCATTTCCATCTATATCACTTGAGAATGAGAACATTACAGTTGGAGCTTTCCCCCCCATATTACGATATTTTTCAAATTTCTTAATCGTTGACTTTAATTCCCCTGCATTTATCGTGCTTTTGACTTCGAATATATACCTTGTAGCCTCAATTGGAAGAAAGGCAAGATCCTGTTTTATATAAGGAGGTAGAATTTCATCGTCGTAAATAAAAAAATCTGTTTCATTTGATTGCTCATTTTTTGAGTTTTCAATAATTCCTTTAGAAATTTTGTATTTGCTAGGAATAACATCTTTTATTAGATTAATTAACTCTTGTTCATTTAATCCACCCTTTACACCTTGATGTACAACATTTCTATTAATCTCAAAATCAGCTTTTAAAGAAGATACTTTTGCATTTATTTTTTCAGAAATTATTCCCATATAAAAAATCTTTTAAAATTACTAAATTATTTTAGATAAATTACTAAATTTTTCAAAAAAAAACCACTTAATAGTGTTTTGCGAATTAAGGATTAGGTCTTTTCAGTAATTTCATTCAATAATTTTTTTATTAAATTACAAGTTGCTTCATGTTCATCTTCAAGATTTTTAATGCACTTTGTAACTATTGATATTTTATCTACAGAAAGTGTATGAAGTGAGCTTTTCAAAGATTTTAGACTAGTTACGAGAAATTCAAGATAAAGGGTAACGCGATAGTTTTGTTTAAGTGAATGAGCTTTTTCAATCAATTTAACGGCTATGCTTGTAGTGAGCAGATAGTTTGGTTTCGCTAACCACTTCTCATATTGAAGCTCTAGAACTTCAATACTTATAAATTTACTTTCTGAATGATAGCTATTTAAATTATATTTAAGTCCATCTAAATCTTTGGCTACATCTCCCCTTATTTTTTTATTTTCATAGTCTATTTTAATATTTGTTTGTTTTAAAATTTCAGCAATCAATTCATTTTTTCCTACATTTAACTCTCCTATAAGCTCCTTTTTTGAAGCATTTAAAGTTGTTAAGATTAGATCTTTAAAATATTGTGTCTCTTTCTCTTGATTTTTAAAGTTAGTAAACCAGTTATAACCTACCAATAGTATAACAATGCTGAATACTCCACCCAGCGACCAATAAACGGTAGTTAGAAAATTATCTTGATAACTTTTCATAACTTCAACTTGAGCTTTTAAGACTTCAATTTGAGTATTTGCAGCCTCTAAATTTTTCTGAAGTAATGTATTGTCAACATCCGCTCCATAAGCAGTAGCTGAAAATAAAATAAGTAAAGTAATGATGATTTTATTCATTCTAAAGTTTGCCATCATAAGCCAATGTTATTACTAACATTACTACACCAACTAACTATTAGAAACCAAATAAAATCATTACATCAATAAAATATCCTCATAGTTAGGCAAGGCTATGCAACGACATCGAATCGGCTGCCCGGGATGCCCACCCGCTGGAGGCGAATCCCATCTAAATGTCTTGCCCTGCTTATGTTGGTGGTCTGGCCGCACACGCTCATCTTTAGCCGTTTGCCATGTATATGTCTCTACTCCCATTGAAAGCTGTCTGGCTTGGTTAATTTGGCCGTTAATCTTGCCCATCTGATCACTAGCAATAAGACGTGCACGGTAATCAGTAGATTGCCCTAATGCCTTAATCTCTTTAGCTAGATCCTGATTTGTTTGTCCTGTCTGCAATGCATTGGTGATTAATACCTCAAGCTTATCGGCATATTGCTGAGGAATGGACTTAATCAAACTGACGTTTGCAGTAATATTTAGATCTACTTCGTTCTGAATATCAGCAGCTCGATAGAACGGCGTTAGATCGACACCAATAATTGATTTGGTATGTTCAGCTATTTGTTTATCTACTTCCTTTTGTGTGTCAGTTACAACCTTTGTGGCCAACGGTTGGGAAACCTCAACAACATACTTTGTGAGCTTTTCCCGAAACGTCCACATCATTTCAGAAAACCAAGCATCACCGATGTTCTGGCCTACCGTCGGAATAACTAATTCCTTTACTTGTTCCTGACAATATCTAGATATAGCCAGTAATTGCCGTGTGTAGTAAAGCTCTACACGACGATTTACATGTACTGCTCTAGGCTTAGACGCTTTTCGCCCTTTCTTCCGTTTCTTAGCTTGCTGGAGGTGGGGTTTTAGGATCTGTATTATCGTCGTCATTAGGCTTCACCATTGTCTCAAGCTCTTTGATATGGTCTTCATCAATCACTGAATAAACACCGTCAATGAGTAACTGACGCGCTATCTGAGGTTCCGTAATGACACCCATCTGAAGATATTTATCGTCACGTTCTGCGTTAGCTTTCTCAACCTCAGCACGAACCTTAGCGTCCAATTGCCATAGCGGATTAAATACAACGTCTAAACTTGGAATCTGACGACCTAATGTAGCTTGGCAAATTACTCTTAAAAGCTTCAACATGAATGGCTTTAATGACCAAGTCTGCTTGGTTGATATAGTGTCGTAATAGTTCCGTGTGTCATGTTCGCCTGTAGAATTCATACCTGCAGGTGATTGACCGAATAAAACCGTATATGGCATTTCGGCCGCTCCAGAAGTTTGAATCGAATATTCACGCATAAGGTCAGGTAAACCACCAAAGCTATAAGATTTAGAGTCGTACTCCTCCTCTTTATCCAAAACGATCATGCCGTTTAGACCTTTAAGCAATCCAACACTAAGAAAGCGTTCTGCTACACCTTTTAGATCCTCTTTGATCTTATCAACCAAATGCGGTGTTCTAATTACATCAATTTTTGATTCATGGACTAAACTAGCAGTGGCTTTCTTAACTGCCGCATGATCAAGCAGATCCTCATAAACTTCCTGTAAAACACTTACAGGCTCTTCATTGACCACATCTGCATGGCCAAATTTAATTAAGCGTGTGTGGTGGATCCGTTGGTTAGATTTGCCATCGAGTTTAAGCTTGTAAAATTCAGGTTGCTTTAGAAGCCCGCAAGCCTCATTTGGTGGCAAGTACTTTGAAGTATCGGCTTCAATCTGCTTTTTCTTGAGTACCGTGAAAAACTCTAAACGACCAACACCCAGTTTATTTAGATCGAATTGTTGATCCAAGTTGCCGCCGTCCACCGTACCTAGAAGCACATAGCAAACGCCATATAAGCGAGAAAGGATCAAGCTAGATAAGAGGACCCCATCTAAATTAAAAGCCTTACACGCCTCTTTAAGCTTCTCTAATTCATTATCCTGAATCCCCTCATAGAACCAACCAGCTCGGAGCATGTCACTTGCTGGTCGGTTCACTATGCGCTTAGCTAACCAATGTTGATATACCGCCTCTAATTGCTCATCAGGAATAACCTTCTTAACAAAGCTCCCGTGTGATGCCTTATCACGATCTGTACCTATATTTGAGACAAAGTTTGTGTACGCCCCTGCATCGCCAATTGCATCGGACTTTTTATTTTCAGTCATAATTTCCTCTAATCAAATACAGTTGGCTTGCTTGCAATTGAATCGTTAATAGCATCAATGGTCGGATCCCACTGATCGTCATGATCATGTGACCAATCAGCGGTGAGTCCTTCAATCTCTTCGATGTAGTTCAATAACCATGGTGCATTAGCAGGCAATAAGACTCGGCCATCTTCAACATAAAGAATGACGTCCATAGTCCTCGATAGCTTGTCATCTCCGCGCTGAATAGCCCGAATAGGTAAAGTTGTTTCTTTAGCAATGGTTTGAATTAATCCCGTACCACTAGCTTTATCCTCTACAGCCATATAGCGAAGTTTGCCGATTTGTGTATTGCCATCCTTATGTTTTTTAATAAAGTCCTTAGCAACTTTTAATAGTGCTGGTGCTTCCCATTTACCTCGTTTCACATCAATGATGTAAAGGTTATTGTCATAGCCAAGGCCAGCACATATGAAAGCTGAATAGTCGTTATGTTTCTTGACCTTCTGAGCTGTATCAGCCCATATAGCACGCCATTTAAGGACAGGTAATTCAAGATATCGTGGGAACCACTCAGACTTAACAAGGTCACCACCAAGCTTTTTTGGGGCCTGTTGATATTGGCTTGCAAATGTATAACGGGATACCGTAGCGCCGTCTTTATCCTGACCACCTTGTTCGAGTTGCAATAGCGATTGCAATGATTCTTTCAACGGCCAATAGCTTTGACGTCCTTTAGCATCACGCTCAACATTGCGTGGTACTTTCAGTTGTATTTTTTCTGGCAACATACTGATGTATTCATCATCAATAAGCGCTGGAATACTGATCTGTTCCCATTCACCAGGAACGTTACCCGTCATCACAAAGTTAGTCGGATCCTCAACGTGTAAGCGCTGCATGATCAGAATAATTGGTGTATCAGATTTAGCTTTACGCGAGTTGACCGTGTTTAAAATCTTACGGTTAGCTTTACGTCTAGCGGTCTGGCTGAATGCATCCTCAGGCTTTAAGGGGTCATCAAGTATAATTGCGCCAGTAAAACCCTCATCCGCTAATGTACCAGCACGGCGACCGGTGACCTGACCACCCATGGAAGCAGAGTAAACATGACCAGCGTCATAACCATCGACTGTAGTTTTCCAGCTTGATTTAGCATCGGTACTTGTTGAAATCTTAATGGGCCAAAGGTTTTGAAAATCTTCTGACTTAACAATGTTTCTAGCTGTTGCCGATACATCCTCTACAAGTGATTGTGAGAAAGACAAATACAGAAACCGGGAACGAGCATTACGCGCGATACCACGGGCAATTAGATTTGTGAGTAATTCAGTTTTACCGCTACCCGGTGGAACGTTAATCACTAAATTCTTAACCTTGCCAGAAATTACCTCATCGATCTTGTCAGCAATATATTCATGATGCCAATTGACCGAAAACTTAAAGCCCATACGAGGCAAGAAAAATGCACGTGTAAAGAATAAATGTTCTTTCTCGCACTTAATCCGCTTAGCTTTGGTTTTAACAGGATCAATATTCGTTCTCGAGTTCATCTATCGCCTGCCTTACCTGCTCATCGGTAGCAGTCACATAGGTAATATTTTCGCTTTGTAATGGACCACCGCCAGCGCCTGTAATTTCAGTCTTATTCGTGTACTTGCCGCCCATGTCCTCAGCAGCTTGCTTAAGAATGCTTAGAGCTGCTACACGGTTTCTACTGTGCTTTTGATATTGGCTTTCATAACGCTGTAAACGTACCGCTAAATTTGCAATGGGGATTGCCTCAGGCTTACCCAAAAACATTTCGCGAGTCTTTTCAAAATCAACCCTTAACTCTTCGCTTAGGTTCTCACCTGCCCGTTTAGTCGGGTCGTATTTTTCACATTGCTGCTTAGTAACTTTTACCCCGTATTCTTGGTTGACGAGCTCAGCAGTTTCTGTGGGTGTATTAAATACGGCAAGTGAGCGAACTATAAAGAGTTTTACCTCTTTTTTTAGAGCCGCCATACCCTCAATCCTGTCAACCTACGTCAACCTAAATAGCCAAAAAAAAGAGCCCTAAGGCTCATCATGTGATAACGCAGTTTCCACAGCATTTTGATATATCTAAATCAGAAACAAACGGCGGGTTTTTAGCAACTTCAATAAGCCGCTTAACGTTTTCATTTGCTCCCCAGCGCTTAACAACACCGATAAACTCTTCCACATCGTGTCCAGCTAAATAGTGCTTTGGTAAGCCAGTATGATCACTATAAATAATCTCACCGTCCGAGTCTCGCTCTACACCGATGTGATAAAGCTCATGTTCTAGCAAAGCACAGAATTCACTATCATTGGCTTTATCGCAAAAGGTAGCATCGATAGTGATTAAGTAAGTCGGTACAAATCCAAACCAATCTCGCATTTGTTGTTCTTGGCGAGCTTTCTTCCATCCGCCTTGTTGAAACATAACCTTTTCACATTGGCCTAACACCATACGCTTAGCTCTCGTATATGCAGAAGATGCCCAAGCAAATGCTAGAAACTCTTCATTATCATGAAGTAACTCAGCGATATGATCATGGTCCGGGTTATGTAGAGGTCCACCGAGCGTAAGAAAATTAGCAACAACCCATTTCTTTAAATCTGGTGCCGGTATTAAACGGATTGCTTCCTCTTCTTCAGCTTGATCAATAAAGTCTGGTTGCGGGAATGGTCTGATCTGATCCATTAAATATTTGCCTCTTCAAGTTTTTGAGCCACTCACTAGCGTATTCAGTTCTTAACTGTAATGGTCCAGTATCATCGATCCTACATCTTGTAGCTGATTCTATACGAACTACTGTATAGCCCATCTCCTCAGCTACGTCGTAACGATCAAGACTCCAAGCTTTATTCTTGAGCTTACCCTTTCGGCCACCTGACCAAGGACCTCCAGCAATTTCAACTAAAATACGATGCTCTATTAAATGAAAATCAAATCGCCAGTGTTTAGTTGATTTAATTTGAAACATCTTTTCGTATTTAATTTCCAGAACATCTAAGGATTGAGTAAATTCTTCCTCAGCTTCTAGATATTTTTGAGTAGCCTTAGGCAATGGTCTGCTTTTAGATTTTGTTTTAGGTGCTTTTTTTCTTGTTAGCCAAAAATAATCTTTAATGTCCATTTATTACACCCATTAAAAAACCGCCATTAGGCGGCTGCAAATTATTTTCTTAGAGACGCTAACCTTTTTTTAAAATCTTCTTTATTTTGTTTGTGTGCAGCTAACTCACTAATTAAGTATTCGATACAGGCTTGTAAATTTTCTGCTTTCTCCAAACATTCATTGTCCGTTAGCGAGTGAACACCATCACTTAATAATCCATAAATTTGACCTAGTGGATTGAATCCATCTGGTTTTAAATAGTCTGGAAGTGCATTATTAGCAATTCTAATCTTATCTGACATTGGGCTTGTTTTTTTAAGCTCTGCAAGGCTCAAAGCTAAACTTGATTCTTTATCCATATCTTCTTGTATTAAATCCAAAAGACTATTTATATTGTTTTCAACAATTCTTCGTATGTAAGCGAAGGCGGCTACTCCATAACCATTTGCTAAACAAACAACAGCCTTGTTATATTCCTGTTTATCAGCTTTAAAAAATTTACTTAAAACTTTACTCCTTGGTAATTCTTTTTGTGGATTTTCACCAATTTTAGTAACTTTTAATAGGTTATTTTCTAGCTTTTCAAAGTTTAATAGAAATGACTTTGCAAAATTTTGACAGGAAACACAAGTAAACCCTGCAAATGTCATAAGCACCTTCTTAGATACTTCAAATCTATATAATAGAAGATCTTCATTATCATTATGTAAAGGCTTCATACAATCACAATTTGGGCACATGTACTCAATCTCCCTGAGAGTCACACTAGTCGTAATGTGCTGATGGAAAATTCTTGGGATTACTAATTCATTATATAGAGGGCGATTTTCCAAAAAATCCTTTAATACAATTTGCTCTTCAGTCATGATTATTAAGAAGTAATTTAAACTGTGTATTTTACAATTAATTAGATTGCAATTGCGAGCCACAAATCCTAAGAACTTTTGACTTACTGAAAGCTGATTCATTTTTAAGTTTTTTCAAGACTTTTATCTAACTTCCAAGAGACTTTTGGAATTATTTCTGATTACCCCAAATTCAAATTTGTTAAAGATACCAACTCAAAGTCCACTAATAAAACCATTTTAGATTAACTCTGCCTTATAAATTTCCTAAATGATCCAGCTCAGAGAGTACTATAAACTTAAAAATACAGAATCAACAAAAAAGCCCCGCCAATAATCGATATTTAGCGCGGTCATTTTGTGCCGTAATAAGTCCGGCAAACGATAAAACTAACTTTTAGTTGAGCGAAGAATTTCTAAAACTTCATTTGATAGCTTATGAAGATCAATACCATGAGGATGCCAGAACTGATACATAACATTGTCACGATTATAAATTTGCAGGTAATAGGTTGATGTGTAGCTTGGGTCAATTTCTGATGCTTTAAATATTTTCACATCTTTTTCAATCTCTTGACCATCTAATTCACCGCCAACACAAAGTGTCATTTTAATTACCAATTTTTATGCATACGGGACTATATCACAAATTAAAAAAGCCCATCGTTTGATGAGCTTTTCATGTTGATCTAATGCAATAACCACATTACGACCATTCTATAAATACTTTACTTCAATTCCCAAAATAATGGAATAGGGAATTTAATGTGAATGAACAAACATTTCCCTGATACGTAACCAGAAGCTTTTTTGTTGATAAGTAAAGGTGTTAAGAGCAGCTTTGGCCTCCTCAACGCTTTGCAGCAACTCACGACGGCGTTCTTCCTCAGATTTATTAGAATATGGTGATTTACTAACAATATCTGGAAAATCTTTTTCAGTTTGAATAGTTAACGTATGTTGAGCGTTTTTATATAAATTTATTGCATGTGCAGCAGATTGATTTTTTCTCATTATAAAACCTTCTTTTTAAGTTGATCTAAAGAATGCTCTAAAGCTAAGCGAGATTTAAAGAAACCCAGTATCCATTCCAAATAGGCTACATTTTCTTGAACAATAACATTTTCTCGCTTAATAGCTATAGAAATAATAAAAATAATACTATTACTATTTATGCTATGAATTGGAGCACATACCTGACACCATTTTTCAGAAGGGTCTGACTGACCTTTAATGTACATTATATCAGCAGTAGATGGCTTTTGTATTTCATTTTGTGTATCGGCAACAATAATAATTTTATTTTGTTTAATACATTTGGAAAAAGTGCTGTTAGGGTCTCTTAGTTCAACAATGCTTGTCCGTGGCTTAGTGTCATATGGGCTATGGCATACCCAGTCATCAATATTTGAATTAACTACTCGCATTAAAGCAACTTTTATTGTTTCATTGGGATAGATAGCAATTAGGCAATCACGTAGGGATTCAATAATTAATTCAATCTGTTCCTCAGGATGTGTTATTCCATCAAATAATGTTTTATGTTTTGGCTTTTGAACAGCAGGTGTATTTACATATCTATGGGCAAGTGCTGCAAATCGTTTTCGTTTAGCAATTACGACATCTTCAATTTTTTGTAACACAACTAAAGCAATTTGATATTTTGCCTGTAAATCCTTATGTTCTTTCTCAATGTTGTCACACTTCTTGTTTAAAAATGAAAGTAGGACACCATATAAACCAGAAATGAAAACAGTACCCATTACAATTGAACCAGCATTAGTTATAATAAATTCAGCTGGTAGTTTGAAATTAGATTTAAATGTTTCCGCTTGTTTATCATTGCCTAAAACAAATAAAATATAAGCATTAAAAGCAGTTAATAAAATTATTACTAATTTAGTAACCCAGTGCTCTAACCATCTTTTAAATGCCTGATATATACCTTTCTCAATCAAAACATTATCAATCTTATTTCCCACTATTAGGCCTTTCTAAATATAAGTGCTATTTTAAAATCAGCACATAGTAGCTCATCGTTACAATTTTGCAATAAAAACTTATATTTTACATATACAAGTTTTTAACCGTTAACTACATTTATTTTGAAGTATGTTCTTCCCCAATCTTCATTAAACGACGATATTCCCCAATGCCATTTTCAATTTCCCATCTGGCATTTACTAAAGCAACTTCCATAAGCTTTTCATAATCCTTCCAAGTTTTACGGTAAGCATCATACGTTAAATAATGAGCTGCAATGCCTGCATAATACATACGGCCTTTACTGGTAAATACTTCATTGAGATTAGGGTCAATCTCAAAATCAAGAACAAGCCGTGCAACCATCTCTGCCAATTTTTCTAAAGGAATAATATTTGGCTTCTGATCTTTTTCATCAGCCGCACGAACCATAATTTTAGCCAAGTGCTTTTGTACAAATAAATATTCCTGCTTCGCCTTATGTCCCCATACATAAACGGATGCAAGCGCTTTAGCTAGTGGAGTATCAATATTCTCAAACGCAGCACAACGCACTTCCCATGCTGCAACATCATCGATACTACTTGAAAATAATTGTTCATAATTTGGTGTCTTGACACGCATGTGCTGACCTAACCATTCAAGATTACTTAATTTTTCAGTTGTCTTCATTTTCACCCCGCCAATTGCTCAATTTGTTTAATCGCCACGCCCGCTTTAACTTGCTCTGTACTGAACCGTAAAACTGTAAAACCCATCATTGCTGCCGAGTTATATTTCTCCATATCCCCTAAATAGCCTTTACCTCTTGTATGACGGCCTCCGCTCCAGATCCCGCCCTCCACTTCAACCAGAGTCTTTGTACCTGTAATCAGAAAATCTGCTCTCCATTTACGTGTTGGATGGAATTTATATTCCTGCTCAAAACTGATCTTGCATGCTCTTAAGTGCGTTGCCAGTACCGTCTCACCTTCACTTTGCTGTCTGGCACTTTGCTTTGCTGAACGGCGTTTCTTTGTCTTCACTGGAAATAATTCACGATATTCAGCTAAACTCATGCTAGACATACAAACCTCTTTCAAAAGTGTAGAGATCACATTCCAAGAGCGCTACGTTGACATCGTAGAGGTCTGTCATGCTGCCCCCTGCAATGTGCCTTTGAATCCAACTTGCTTGAGATATGGTTCCCATTGTTTGGCCTGAGTTGGATCGCTAAGTTTTACGGCGATACGAGCAGCTAGTTGTTCATAGCTCTCATTACCTTCTGCGTATTTACCTGCGAATTCAGGTAGGACAGAAAGTTTTTGAGCGAATGAGTAAATTTGTTTTGAACTAAGTCTGTTTGATTCTCCCTGCGGGACTCGAACTTGTTTTCCTTTGTTTTTAGCTTGCTCAAGAGATTGGTATTTTCCACATGCGTTGATTAGCCAATCTGCAAAGTGGTAATTCATGAGCTCATCACAAAGGTTCTTCTCGGCGTTATAGAGTTCAAATGCTCGTAACTCACGATCGAACCAAGTCGCGTTTTTGATTTGCTCGTAAGTTTCCTGATCAGTTGCCAATCGAATTTCTTCACCAAGTTTTTTCAAACTCAACCATTTTTTTTTATTTTTAGATTCTTCTG